CTGACCCATTGTATCGAGATTGTGATCGCGGATCTGATGCAACATTGCCAGGGCTTCTGACGGATCTATCTCGGATGCTTTAAATTTTTTCTCGTAAACGTCAAGCATTGTCGTGAATCCATCTGAATACGCGCTCTCATCCGCGTAGTCGCTTTTATACTGGTCGCCTTGGTGATTGAACACCCTCCATGCTTGCGGAGCTTTTATCGGCTCTGGTGGCTCTTCAGGGATCACCTCGATTATCTCTTCAGCTTGCTGGTATTCTGCATAGTCATCGACTGGTGGCGGCGGCAGATTGTCCAATGGATTTGCATGCGTAACGCTCGGCGTTATGTCCTTGGCTGCGCCCTTTTCTGCTGGATAGTCTTGCGCTTCCTCGGCAGTGATCACGCCTTTGAGTGCATCGGGGAATGCGTCTCGCAGTGCAAAGCCTCTTGCCCTCATTGCCAGCATGCGCTCCGCATAACTTGTCCACGGTCCTTGCTTACCCCACAGCCTAGCCTTCTTGGCATCGGCAACGCTAAAGGTGCGCTCAGTCTCTTCGATCTCCTCAGCATACCGGCGCTTGACCAGGCAGTGAGCAACTCGGCTGTCACCTTCTCCGTCGATCCATTCTTTGACGCCAGCGCAGCGCGGGTCATTCTTGACTAGTGCCAGTGCTGCGTCGCCGTACACACTGGGCTTGCCATTGATCACGGCGATGTTCTGCAACGCCTGAAGCGGCTGAAGGCCCAGCTCATATCCCCATTGGATTGCGACTAGCACATCCTGCGGTTTGCCCTTGTATGCACTTGGCACCATGCCGGATTGGCTAATCATCTTGGAAAATTCCATTGCTTCGGTCATGTTGGTTGGCGCTAATGTTGGTAGCTTGCTCATTGTTCGATTACCTCTTTGATTGTGATTGATTTCTGGCGGGCGCTGCTTTCTGGCTTCGCTGCTTCTATTTCGTGATTGCAGTTTGGGCAATGCTTCGCGGGCTTGCCTTTGTAGTGTCTGACAGGCCAGCTAACTTTGATTAGTCTGCCGGTGTCATCGCGGAGTTCTGCTTTGCTGCTGTTGCCCATCATCTGCATTAGATCTAGCGTGCTCTCCTCAAGCTGGTCTTTGTACTTGCTCAGCACCAGTTTTGCGGCGATATATTTATCGACTGCGGCAATCGCTTCCTCGCGCAGCTCGATAGTATCGTCATCCGGCTGCGAGTAAACATGGTGGGCTTGCTCTAAGGTGGTCGGCTCTGGGTAAGTGCCATCGCTCATGTGCTGCTCGAACTCATGGCATGCCTGGGTAATCCTCGCCTGGGTCGCTGGGTGCGGCTCGAATACGTGAATGACAATCTTGCGAGCGCCGTAACATGTCATGAGCACGCCCCATTGCGCCTCATGGCACATCATGCCAGCTTGCAGCTGTATCGGTCCGCGATATAGTGGCGGGTCATCGGGCTTCTCAAACACGGTTGTAAACTTCGCCTCGAGCACGCCTAGACCTGTCAATGTAATCTCGCCGCTGTCGTTCATAACGACAATGCCGGCACTCTCGTCTGTGCGTATGGTCAACGGCTCATGGCAGTACAGCAAACCATCGTCGCTGTACCACAGATCAAGCGCTGGATGTTTCTTGGCTGCGTCAACATCGCCCATCTGGTAGTTGTACCAGGCATAATCTTGCAAGCCTAAAGCTCGGAGCCCTCGATTGAGTATTACATTCTCGGCGACGTTACCGATATCAACCTGTAAGCTGTCAAGCTCTTCGGGTTCTGCGCCGTTGCGGTATGCTCGGCATTGGTCCAGCACTTCGTGCGGGGATTGGTACGGGCTTGCGCCCAGATACGCGGGCAGTATAGATCCGCTCAAGTATCCATTTGGTGATAGCTTCGCCATCGTTTTCGCTCCTCTGTTTTGATTGGTGCGGCCTTGCATCCGCGCGGTGTCAGTTATACTTACGTTTCGGTCTGCTTTAACACACTAGAAAGTTCTGACCATCAAATTAATTTACCTTACTGCAATCCGGCTGCACGTTTAAAAAGTCGGGGTGATAACCAGCGCACACGTCCTTGATGTATTGGTCGTGCTGTTCAATCTCGTGTTTGTAGTCCTCAGTTGATACCCACAAAAAAGCCGCGACTACTGCCACGGCTATGCTGATTTTTGCTAGACGATTCATGTTATCTCTTCACTCCTTATTTGTTTTCCCAGACGCCTCGCGGCGTTTCGCTAGAATCTCACTAGCTCATCAGTGGGTTAAGCAGCCTGGCGTGCTGCCTGGCGTGCTGCCTCAGCTGCAATCCTCAGGCCTTCGACTTTATCTTCTGTAAAGAAGCTTAGGCCGTCTACCTCGATCCCGAACTCATCGAACAGGGCGCGAATCGCAATGCCTTCCCTGTACGCATGGCGGTAATACTCGCCGGTGCCATCTCCTGCGCTCCTTTCTGCCAAAAGCTCGTAAACGCTGGCGTCAGATAAAAGTTCGTTGATTCGCTTTGCTGCTTTCTTGCTAATTGTTGCCATGTGTATTGCTCCTTTGTGTGTTTGACTTCCCAGACACCCGCTTGGGGTGTTTCGGCCGGTGTCAAGCGGCCTCGTCAGTGGGATTTCTAAAAGCTGCTTCGATCCTTTCGAGCTTAGCGTTTTTTTTGACCAACTCAGCTTTAAGATTTGCTATCACGCCTCTGAGATCTTCGACGCGCTCGATCAAGTCAGAGACATGCTCTTCTTCTTCCTCGATGTGGGCAGCCATCTTGCGAGCGGCTTCTCTCATCATGGCGCTGATAACCATCTTAACGGGGTTGGCGTCATTGTCGTTCCAGCCAGGATGCTCACAAGCGTTGTACTCGTACTTGGCAAGCAAGTTATACATGCCTTTGGCACCGTCGCGGTTGATCGCATAAGGCAACTCTTTGACAATCTCACAAATGTATTCACCCTCATCGTCGACTAAACCGGCGCAAGGCCCGAGGTCTGGGTAACGATACTCGACGCTGTTGATATTCTCTCGGGCTAAAGCAAGGGCGAATGCTTTGCTGTTGTCAAAGCACTCAAACAAAGCTCTTGGCTTGCAGCTCATGTGCAAGGCAGCGCGCGTAATCATCGCCAACTCTTTAGGATCTAGTAAATATGCACTCATGTTGTCGCTCCTCTGTGTGTTTATGTTGATTCCGGGTATACAGTAATTCCGATATCGCCTATAGTCAACCCCCTAAGCGTAAAAAAGTGAAAATAATTCTATGAAGCACCAAAAACCCAACAAAAACAATGAGTTAAAACCGTTATTTTTTCGTTGTCCAAGTGATCTTTTAGATCAAATAGAGGCGCTATCGGCTGCCAGGGAGCAATCCAAAGCGGCTGTGGTGGTCGATTTGTTGCGCCAGGGACTAGGTGAAACTAGGGTCGATCAAGGTGCGGTCAGCGACTGGATAACGCGCAATGCGTGAGGCATTCATCGTCGTTGAAGGTCAGCCAAAATCTAAAGGTCGGCCAAGGTTCGCACGCGGTCGGGCATACACTCCAGCATCAACGCTGCAATATGAGCGGCTGGTTGCGGCAGCTGCGCGGGAAGTGATCACGGAGCCGATCACTGGCAACGTCCAAGTGGATATTATAGCGGTCTACCAGGTGCCAAAGAGCTGGGCGAAAGCGCTCCAGGCAAGCGCGCGGCGAGGCGATATCATGCCCACCAGGCCCGATATTGACAACGTGATCAAGATCATTCTTGATGGACTCAACGGCGCGGCCTATGTCGATGACCAGCAAGTTCACATGATCAGCGCTGAGAAAACCTATGGCGATGAACCGAGGGTAGAGATTAGATTAAACTGGTAAACAAGGGGGAGTAATGAGCGAGGAAAGCAAACGAGCGGATGCGGATCTGAGACGATCTATCACAATGAGTGAGCACGCCAACACCGAGCGGTTCAAGCGGGAGCGAGAGAACGGCTTTGAGCAATACAGCAAGCGAATCATGAGCAGCAAGCTGGCGCAGGACGGGGTGTTTAAACCTGCCGACATGGCTAAGTTTTTGAGCATACCTGGATGGCATGCAAGCAAGTTGATCGGATGGATGATTGATCAGTCATTGATCGAGCCGGTCAGCCTTGAAGGTGAGGTCCAAGGCGCGCAAGGGCAGCGGAAGTACAGTTACCTGCGAGTGAGAGCAAATGCAAATTACTGGTTGCAGCGCAGGTGGACGCCATGAAACCAGACGACATCAAACCAAAGGATCTCAGGCGGTACTCAATACTGCCGTTCAACGCGGTGATGGACAAGCGGATAAACCGCACCAGGGCGCTACACGTGCTCGCTGCGCTGTGTTCGTATGTCGATCGGAATGGCGTAACGTTTGTCAGTCAGGATCGGCTGGCGGCTGATCTGGGCATCTCACGACAGGCTGTCAACAAGCAGCTGATGATCCTGCACGAGCTGGGTTACTGGGTACACGCCAAGAAACGGTACAAGGACCAAAAGACAAGCTCAGTCAAAGTGATCTATGACCCTGAAGTGACGACCGAAGAGGAGGCTTACAGCAATCAAACAGCTGCTCATCAGATAGCTTTAAGCGAAGAATCAGGTGCAATCTCTAGGGTTGCAGGTGAAACTTCTGGGGTTGCAGGTGAAACAGGGTCAGGTGCAACTTTTCAAGCACCAGGTGCAACTTCTGAGGTTGCGCGACCTGCAATGCCAGAGGTTGCACATAACGAGACACTAACGGGGTATAACGAGGACTTTAAGCAATTGGTTAAGGTTTACTGTAATCACTTTTTGACAATCTCAAATCAGCTTGGACAATCTCGCAGAATATCTGAGCGTGAACAGCAAATGATGTCGACCTGGATATCACATGGATTGATCGAGGCAGAGTGGCGATTCCTGTTGACCAAGCAAGCAGAGAAGTGCAAGGCACGCAGCAAGGACTGGCCGCAATCATTGGCATACTTCGAGGAGCCTGTTAAATCGTCTCTAAGGCGCGTTCCCAATGCCGCAGCTAGGTCAGCATTCCAGACGATAAAGAATCGCTCAGAGAGGCTCAGGTGAAGTCTGAGGGCATGCTTGAGCACAGGTTGTAGGTCACAGTCGCACCAGGCATACCGGATGACGCAGGACGAGCATAGGTTAGTAAGCGCCCACTAACATCGACAGCCATCTCTCAGTCGCGCGCGCACACGCACCCCTGCGCCCCCACCCCCGCGCATGTTGTGTGCGGTCCCCCTCAACAATATTTTCCAGTTTTTCATGAAAAGGTTGCCGATATCGCATTTACATGGCATGCTGTAAGGCCACTAACTAAGAGGAGTGTTTCACGTGAAACGATATAACGTCAGTCAGGCTAAGCAGATACCCAATCGTGACAAGCCGGTGTGGTTAAAGCATGGTGTTGCATTTGAGCGGGATGGCAAGATTCGCATCAAGCTGGAGTCATTGCCGATTCCGAACCAAGAGGGTGAGATCTGGTTAGCATTGTTTGAGGATGATGGCACCAGGGGTATTACTGCTCCAATAGCGGCGCCAGCATCTGATGATCTTGACGATGACATACCTTTCTAGGCTGGTAAAACAGGTGAGGCTCTTAGCAAAAGCGTATTGGGATATTGTTAAGGGCTTCGTGATCATCGAGTATTGGACGCATCGGTGCCGTATCAAGGATGCCAGCATAACGACAAGCAAGGATAATCGTTGTTTTTATTGCGGGCTGAACTTTGTAGAATGGCGAGATGAAGAAAACAGGTGATTTTGGTTACAAGGGTGGGGTGCTGGTATTCAGCGCCCCGCGTGACCCTGGATTTATTGACCACACAAAAGGCAAGATACCTACGGTTGAGGATCTGAGAAGAGAGTATGCCAAAAAAGACAGGCAACAGTGGTGGAAAAAGCGTAAGCAATGGCAGTGAACAAAGGCCGCCGTTGGGTAGATTCGGTGGCGTTCGCAATGTACAAAGGCGTATTGGCCGATCAGAGACGCTGCATCAGCACAAAGAGGCGGTTGCCCAGGAATTAATTGCCTTGGGCACGACGAATATGACGGATATCGTGAATCTTGACGGTACTGTTAAGCCTATTGAGGATATACCCGAGCATGCCTTGCGAGCGATCAAGAAGATCAGCGTAAGGGGTGCAGATATCACCATTGAGTTGCACGACAAGGTGGCTGTATTGCGCGTCCTGGCTAAAGCTGCTGGGATGTTGGACACCGAGAAGGACGAGGAGCGCCCATCAATCGTGGGCATCAACATGAAGGGGCCGGATCAGGTCATCGAGCCTGGTTATACGCAATATACCGAGGAGCCAGATGAGCAATCTGCCGAGTCTTGATTTAGATTTTTCTAACTCACCTACTGTTTGGAATTTTATTAACGACGATTCTTTTGTCCGCGGGCTGATGGGGCCGGTCGGATCAGGTAAATCGTATGGTTGTGCAGCTGAGATTATGTTGCGAGCGGTCCGGCAGAAGCCATCGCCGCGTGATGGTATACGTTATACGCGGTTTGTGATCGTTCGGAACACTTATCCCGAACTGCGAACGACAACCATCAAGACATGGCAAGAATTATTCCCCGAATCAACGTGGGGTGGCATGCGTTGGCAGCCACCGATTACCCATCATTTGAAGTTACCGGCGCGTGGAGATGCTGCTGGTATTGATTGCGAGGTGATATTCCTTGCGCTTGATACGCCTCAGTCTGTCAGAAAGCTGTTATCTCTGGAGATTACGGGCGCTTGGTGTAACGAGGCGCGGGAATTGCCAAAGGCTGTGGTCGATGGGCTAACCCACCGTGTTGGTCGTTATCCAACCAAGGCCGATGGTGGTCCGACTTGGTACGGTATTTGGATGGATACTAACCCGCCTGACAATGATCATTGGTGGCATACGCTCGCGGAGAAAGAGCCGATCAAAGGCGATTTTCCGTGGACATTTCATCGCCAACCTGGCGGTGTGCTACCTGTTACCAAGGATGATTTACCCGAGAATCCAGAAGCGAATGGATTTATTTTTTCTGGTGGTAAATGGTGGATGGTTAATCCTTCAGCCGAGAATAGAAATAACCTGCCACCTGGTTATTACCAGCAGTTATTAGGCGGTAAGAATTCCGACTGGATTAGATGCTACGCCCAAGGTATGTATACGTTTGTGCAAGAAGGTAGACCAGTCTGGCCTGAATATGATGATGAGCTGATGACTGCCGACTTAGAGCCGGACCCGTACTATCCGGTACAGATTGGTGTGGATTTCGGGCTGACACCGGCTGCTGTCTTTGGTCAACGAACTGCGGGCGGTGCC